ACTTTTAGCCAGGCCAACATCCAAGTCTTGGAAGAGGCTGATGTGTCTGGCAAAAAGAATCTCTATCTCAAAGGCATCTGCATTGAAGGCGACAAGCGCAATGCAAATGAACGCATTTACCCACGCCACGAAATTATCAAGGCAGTAGAAACCATCAACGAACAGATCCGTAACGGTAACTCCGTTTTAGGTGAAGTGGACCATCCAGACGATCTCAAGATTAACTTGGATCGTGTGTGCCACACAGTTGAAGGCATGTGGATGGACGGACATGCTGGTTGCGGCAAGTTGAAAATTCTACCAACCCCCATGGGGGAATTGATAAAGACACTGTTGACATCTGGCGTAAAGCTGGGTGTAAGCAGTCGTGGTTCTGGTAATGTTGATGACCGAACAGGACATGTAAGTGACTTTGAAATAGTCACTATAGATGTGGTTGCTCAACCCAGCGCACCCAATGCCTATCCCACAGCTATCTATGAGGGCTTGCTTAACATGAAGCATGGTCATAGAGTGTGGGAAATGGCTCGTGAAGCTGGCGAGGGTGACAAAGTACAGAGATACTTGAAAGAGGAAGTCAAACGCCTCATCAAGGATCTCAAAATCTAAGGAGAACCAGGCATGTTTGATGCTATTAAACCATTGCTCGAAAGCGGCCTGATTAACGAAGAAATCGGTAAGGAACTCAACGAAGCTTGGGAATCTAAACTGAACGAAGCCCGTGAATCAGTTCGTGCAGAACTCAGAGAAGAGTTTGCACACCGCTATGAGCATGACAAGTCAGTCATGGTCGAAGCCCTAGATAAGATGGTAACAGAAGGTCTTGCTGGTGAAATTCAAACCATTGCTGCTGAGAAGCAGTCATTGGTTGAAGATCGCGTTAAGTTCCAAGCTAAAATGAAAGAATCAGCACAGAAGTTTAACGGCTTCTTGGTTCAGAAACTGGCTGAAGAAATTAGCGAACTACGCCGAGATCGCAAAATGCACACAGAAGGTTTGGCCAAGTTGGAAAACTTTGTGGTGCATGCATTGGCACATGAGATTCAAGAATTTGCTCGTGACAAACGTGACGTGGTGGAAACCAAGGTTCGTTTGGTACGCGAAGCACGCGAAAAACTTGAATCACTGAAGACACGTTTCGTTAAAGAAAGTGCTCAGAAAATGAGTCAAGCTGTTAGCCGTCATTTGAAGGCAGAACTCAATCAGTTGCAGGAAGACATTAAAGTTGCTCGAGAGAACAATTTTGGCCGTCGTATCTTTGAAGCTTATGCAGCAGAATTTGGTGCTACTCATCTCAATGAGAAAGCCGAAGTTCGTAATTTGCATAACATCATTGCCAACAAGGACCGTAAGTTGGCCGAAGCAATTGAACTCAGCAAGAAAGTAAAAGTCTTGGTTGAGTCAAAAGAACGCGAACTGCGTATGATTAAAGAATCCAACGAGCGTGACAGCACAATGGATGAACTGCTACGTCCCTTGAACAAGGAAAAGCAAGAAGTCATGCGTAATTTGCTCGAAAGCGTCCAAACTAACCGTTTGAAAAACGCCTTCGAAAAGTATCTACCAGCAGTGCTGGAAGACCGTTCTGTGAAAGCTCCCAAAGTGATCACAGAAAACGTCACCGCAGTCACTGGTGATAAAAATGTTCCGAACCAGCAGTCACAACAAGAAGATCGCAGTAATGTGATTGACTTGAAGCGTCTGGCAGGGCTTTAAAATTTTTTAGGAGACTTAAATGTCACAAGAACTATTAGAAAGTCGTTGGGATGAGACCAAAGAGGCCCTGTTAGAAGGCCTCCAAGGCACCAAACGCAATAGCATGAAGGTTATTCTTGAGAATACCCGACGCTACTTGAAAGAGAATGCAAGTTCTGGCAGCACTGTTGCCGGTAACATTGCAACATTGAACCGTGTGATTCTGCCAGTAATCCGTCGTGTTATGCCCACCGTTATTGCTAACGAGTTGGTTGGCGTTCAGCCCATGACCGGACCTGTTGGACAGATCCACACCTTGCGTGTGCGTTACGCACAGAGTTTGACTGACAGTTCAGCTGCCGCTACAAGCGTCACTGCTGGCCAAGAAGCTTTGAGCCCATTCACAATCGCTACTGCATACTCTACAGTTCCTCAAGGTACTAGCACAGCTACTACCTACACCGGCGGCTCAACAGCTAGCATGGAAGGTACTGGCGGTAAGCAAATCAGCGTTCAAATCTTGAAGCAAGCTGTTGAAGCCAAGACTCGTAAATTGCAAGCACGTTGGACATTTGAAAGTGCCCAAGATGCTCAAGCCATGCATGGCATCGACGTTGAAGCTGAAATCATGGCAGCTTTGGCTCAAGAAATTACCGCTGAAATTGACCAAGAGATTCTTTTGAGCTTGCGCTCATTGGCATCTACTGAGTTCACATACAACCAAGCTACCGTTTCAGGTACAGCTACATTCGTTGGTGACGAACACGCCGCTTTGGCTGTGTTGATCAACCGTGTTGCTAACTTGATCGCCCAACGTACTCGTCGTGGCGCTGGTAACTACGCTGTTGTGTCTTCAGCTGCTCTGACAGTGTTGCAAAGTGCAACAACTTCAGCTTTTGCTCGTACCACAGAAGGCACCTTTGAAGCACCTACAAACACCAAGTTTGTTGGTACCCTGAACGGTTCTATGAGAGTGTTCGTTGACAGCTATGCTAGCGATACAACTCCAGTTCTGGTTGGCTACAAAGGCTCTTCAGAAGCTGACGCTCCTGCATTCTACTGCCCATACATCCCATTGATGTCAAGTGGTGTTGTGCTGGATCCAAGCACCTTTGAACCAGTGGTGTCATTCATGACACGTTATGGTTACATTGAGTTGACCAACACTGCATCGTCATTCGGTAACGCCGGTGACTATGTGGGAGTTGACTATACTTTCATCCAGCTTAGGTATTGGCTGATTTTTTTAGTCACTGACTTCCAATCATTGTAGGCCGGCTGTCTAAATAATCTAGCAGTACTGTACCAAGCGCAACTGTCCTTGTTCAGCATCCAGCGCCAATCAGTAGCAAACCACTGCAACATAATCCACGTGGGACGACCCAACGCTCCACTGAGATGTGCTACCGCAGTGTCTACACTGAGCACCACATCCATGTGCATAATCAAGGCTGCGGTTTCGGCAAAGCTGGTTATGCTACCAGGAAACAGTTTAACACCAGCATCATTCAACGCCAAGCTTTCGTCTTCAGTAGCATCAACTTGTAGGTTATACCATTCGTACTGAGGATTGTCCCTGACCAGTTGTAATGCTTCGTCAAATGGCATGGCTTTGTGTTGATTGAGCCAAGAGTCTCTACGCCCACTCCAGCTAAGACCCACTCTCAGTTTGGTTTTTGGTCCCAAACGTTGCAACCACTGTTGCATCAAGCCTGTGTCGGCGTTAAGATAACTTACTGGCCTGGGCAAGTTTTCCAAAGTCACTCCTAGCACACCGGGTATGCTCATGATAGGAATCCAGTAATCAAAGTCACCCATGTCTGTGCTGTAGCTACTGACCTGTTGCAACAGTGGACTATTGCTCAATATTGGAATCAAGCCATCAGTGACCTGTAGCTTGATGCGGGCACCAGCCACATGCAGATTGTATAAAAATCTACAAAATTGAATGTTGTCACCGTGACCTTGCTCGCCCACTACCAAAATAGTTTTGTCTTTGAGATCTTCGCCACGCCAACGTGGTCGATCATGTTTGGGCTCAGTGCCAGCAAGATGTTCGTATTGCCAACGAGTTTCATAAGCTGGCCAACCACGAGTGTAATCACCAGTGATCAAATAAGCCACAGCAAGGTTAAATTTTGCGGTGACATTTTTTGGATCCAGTTTGGCTGCACATTGAAGAAATGGTATAGCAGTTTCAGCCTCGCCACATTCACGCAACACATTGCCATAGTTGTTGAAGGCGGCAGCACAGTGTCTATCTTGTACAAATGCCAAAGCATAGCATTGTAACGCTTGTTCAAATTCACCTTGTGATCGGTGCTGATTACCTTGCTCAATTAAAAAATTAGTGTCCATGGTACTATTTAATGGCTATATGAGTTGATTCTAACATTTCCATAAATACTTGTCAACGCAATTCGGCGTTTTATGCGGAAACCCCCGCGTAGTGGCTAGAACCCACATCGGACTTCTGTAAGGAGAAAACAATGGGACGTCCTCTTAAAATACAAAAAACATCTACTGGTTCAGGCAACGGCGGTGCAAGCGTTAGTGTGGATATTGGCTTTCCAAACTTTGGATCATTAACTGCTCCAGTGACCAACTCAGGCGACACACTCAGTGCTACTGAATACCTTGGCGTGGTTGGTGGTGCAGCCCCTACTGATACACCAACTACTACCAATCCCAGAATTGACGTAATTGTTAACATTGCCAATCCAAGTGGATCTGGCATTGGTGTTGCCGCAGGATATATCATCCGTCAAAAAGGTTCACACAAATATCTGGTTGGTGATGCCACTGGCGTCAACGATGGCAGTTTTATTGTTGGTCAAGCATACCAAGTTGTTACATTGGGAACCACCAACTGGCAATCAATTGGTGCAGAATCTGATATTGCAGTAGGTGGAATTTTCACAGCGACAGGTGCCGACGGTGGCGGCAACGGCGTAGCATATTCTGTAGGCGTTTGTGTGCTAGATAATGATGTTACTCCAGCTGCTGGTTTGATGGCTATTACATTTACCAATACTGATTCTACTGCTACTACAATCTCCAAACAAAGCGGACAACAAAATCTGCTTGACTTGGCCATTGTTGACAACGTTACTTCTTAATTGATTTAACCCTTGGATCCTCCCAGATAACTACTGGGAGGATTTTTTATGACCGCAGCATTTGTGTTAGGTAACGGAGTCAGTAGATTACAAGTTGATCTTGCTGTGCTCAAAACTTGTGGAAAAATTTACGGCTGCAATGCAATATATCGTGAATTTGTCCCAGATGTATTGATCTCAACTGATCAGCCCATCAGCATGGCTATTCAAAACACTGGATACGCTACCAGCAATCGTATGTACACTCGTAAGCCGATACCAGGCCTGGGGGCGCATCGAGTTCCCCAAAGTTACTATGGATACAGTTCAGGACCTATTGCAGTGGCTCAAGCCGCACTGGATCAGCATCAATCTGTGTATTTGCTGGGGTTTGATATGGGACCAGTCACTGGAGACCGATTCAATAATGTATATGCTGACACAGAATTCTACAAAAAAAGCAATAGTAAACCCACTTTTACTGGCAATTGGATACGACAATTGATTCAAGTAACCAAAGATTTCCCTACTGTGAGCTTTTTTAGAGTGCAAGGCAGCACCACTGCTAATATCGAAGATCTTACAAAAATCAAAAATCTTGTACACATGCCCATGACAGACTTTTTGTACCGTATAAATAACACAAAGGACCTATAAATGTCTTCAGTAAAGCGTGTCAACGGCGACTACACTATTCTCACAATAAATCCAGGCGATACTATAGCCATGGAAAGCACCACGGTCAATATCATTGGCGATTTGACTGTGACAGGTAACGCCAGTTTGACCGGCAACATTGCTGGCGACAAAATCTACAACGGCACAACCAGCATTGAAATTCAAACTGTAAATGGCAATGCCAATATCAGTGTGGGCGGTACCAGCAACGTGTTAGTTGTGGCCAATACTGGTACATTTACCACAGGACTAGCCAGTGTAACTGGCAACGTACAAGGTGGCAACTTACGCACAGCAGGATTGGTATCGGCTACAGGCAATATAATAGGCGGTAATGTTACCAGTTTTGGTAACATTTTAATACAACGTGATGCCAGCGCAGGCACACCTACCTTGAGATTTGAAGACACAGACACCATTATTGTTGATGGACAAGTTTTTGGTGGAGTTGAATGGTATACCAGCGACGCTAGTCCAGGTCCTAGAGTCACATCAGCTATTCGTAGCACTGCATCAGGACTACTGGGCAATGCCTTGGTGCAAATTTTTACTTCAACTAACGGTGCAGCAGCCACAGCCAAAGTAACTGTAGACAGTGTGGGCAACGTGGGTATTGCCAACGCCGCACCGCTAGATACTCTGGCAGTGACTGGTACTGTGTATGGATCAAGTACCATCAGTGCTGTGGGCAATATCACCGGTGGTAATTTGCTCACAGCTGGATCTATCACCAGCACAGGTAATGTACAAGCTGGTAATTTAAGAACTACTGGCCTAGCGTCAGTAACTGGTAATATCAATGGTGGCAACGTTATCAGCGCAGGGGCAGTGTCAGCTGGCGCAGCCGGGGTTGTTGCTACTGGCAATATCACTGGTGGCAATGTCAACAGTCTTGGTATTTTGAGTGTAACGTCAAACATCATTGGCGGTAACGTAGTATCAGCTACTACTCTTTCAATGTCTGGCAACGTAAACGGTGCCAATGCTGCTATAACAAACACCGTGAGTGCAGCCAATGTCAGTGTGAGCAGCAATTTAACCGGTGGCGGTATTGCAGTTCCTAACTATGTGGTATTGAGCAGCCCGGCGGCAATTTCTTCAGCTACCCCGGTCACTATTGGAACTTTGCAGTTTGATGCAGTAGCCAATCAACGCTACAGCTTTGAAGCTTACATTCCACTGGTTCCAGACGGATCAATGACTATATCTCCAGCAGTAAACTTTTCTGCTGGTACTTGTAACTATACTACTCAACAACAACTTACTGCCACTGGCGCTTTCAGCATAGCTACTAAAACTACCAGTGATGATGTGGGCACAACCTATGCTAGTACTGGCACAACTGCTAGAACTTTGAGAATTTCAGGAACATTCTTCCACACTGCCAACGTCACAGTGGCCATGAGATTTCAAAATTCCACCGGCACAATCACCGCGCAAACAGGCGCTTACCTAGTTTACACCCGAGTTGCCTAAACTTACAATCTAGGTTTTTTGGTAAATACACCAGAGGACCTTGATTACCTATGGCACAACAAATCATTGACATTGGCGCCGCAGCCAATGACGGCACCGGTGAACCGTTAAGAAACGCATTTAATGCAGTAAATGAAAACTTTACTGAGATTTATGACGCCGGTCCGGTTGGTAGCAATGTAGTAATCAGTGGTAATACTATCACAGTCACTGGCACAAACAACAATCTTGTGCTAGCCGCCAATGGAATTGGCAACATTCAAGCCAACAGCACAATCATGCCCAGCATCGATGCTGTGTATGATATTGGAGCTCCTGCTCGTAGAATTGACACTGTCTATGCCACATATTTTGTGGGCAATGGCAGTTTGCTCACAGGCATCGCAGGCGGATCAGGCAATGGAACTGCCATTGCTAATGGCACATCAAATGTTGCTGTTGTGAGCTCAGGCGGTAATGTAACTATTGGCGTGGGCGGCACTGGCAATGTAGCTGTATTCAGCTCAACCACTGCCAATATCAAAGGCAATTTAATTAGTGGAAATATCACCACAGCTGGACTGGTTTCAGCTGCGGGCAATGTTACTGGTGGCAATTTGCAAGCTACAGGCAACATTTATATTGGTAACACTCTTTTTACAAGAACTCTTACTGTGGGTACTAGAACTACTCCAGTCACCGTGCCTTTGGCCAGCAATAACAGTTTTAATGTTTTGGCTCGCACCGGAAACGTAGTGATATACACCACATAAATATAAAAATTGGATTAACATAATGGCAAATAGAATTCCGCTGATTATAAACGCTGGTAGTGGGCAGATACAAGAACTAGCCAGCGGCGATACATTGTTGTTGACAAACAACGATATTCTTGGGGTTGAAAATATCACAGCCGCGGGCGCCATTGCAGCCACTGCCAATGTGTCAGGCGGAAATATTAGAACTGCGGGCAGTGTCAGTGCTACAGGCAATGTAATTGGTGACTACTTCATAGGTAACGGCAGTCAACTCACAGGACTGAACGTGTCTACCAGCAGTATCAGCAATGGTACCAGTAACGTGGCTATTGGTGCTTCTGGAGGCAATGTAACTGTTGGTGTTGCTGGCACATCAAATGTAGCAGTATTTGGCACTAACACAATAACAGTCAAAGCCAATCTATTGCCTTCAGCCAACGTAACTTATGATCTAGGTTCACCTACTCAAAGATTCAACGACTTGTATCTAGCTGGCAACACTATTGATCTTGGTGGAGCATTGATCAGTGCCAATGCCACATCTGTGATCATTACCAATCCTGTTGGTGGTACATTCACGCTGCAAGGGGTGGGTGCTACCACAACATATTCCAATGCCAATGTACAGGCTTATTTGCCCACATACACTGGCAATTTAGCTGGCGGTAATGCCGCAGTAACTGGAGCTGTGACCGCAGCCACAGTCAGTACCACAGGCAACGTTACTGGCAGTTACATTTTGGGCAATGGTGCATTCTTGACTGGCGTTGCTGCCAGTTATAGTAATGCCAACGTAGCAACCTACTTGCCTACATACACTGGTAATTTAGGCGGCGGCAATGCTGTGATTGGCGGGGCTGTGACCGCAGCCACAGTCAGTACCACAGGCAATATCACAGGCAGCAATATAATTACTGGTGGCAATGTTCTGGCTACTGGATCAGTTAGTGCTACTGGTAACATAATTGGCGGTAATATTCTTGGCGGAGCCAATGTCAACGCCACCACACACACTGGTACTACTGTATCAGTGACTGCTAACGTCACAGGTGGTAATTTGGTCACAGGTGGTGCTGTCAGTGCCACTGGTAACGTTGTTGGTGGCAATGTTGTTACAACTGGTATTGCACAAGGTGGCACAATCAGCGCCACTGCCAATGTGATTGGTGGCAATGTTAACACAGCCGGCCAAGTATCAGCCACAGCCAACGTCACTGGTGGTAATTTGGTCACTGCTGGACAAGTATCAGCTGCTGGCAATATCACTGGCAATTACTTGTTTGGTAATGGTTCACAGCTAACTGGTTTGCCAGCTACCTATTCTAACGCTAATGTACAGGCCTATTTGCCCACATACAGTGGCAACATTGGTGCTGGCAACATAAATGCCACAGGAAGAATCAGCACTGCTGGTAATGTGCAAGGCGCATTTATTTTTGGTGATGGCGGATTCTTGAGCAACGTCACCGCCACCGGTAACGTAGCAGTTTCACAGATTGGCAACGGTTCTACTGTGCTCAGTGTGGCTGGTGC